CGAAGCGATAGCGCAGGTATCACTTTTTGTTGATGCACAAAGTTATCCGCAGATGTCCACAACCGAGATAGGGAGCATCTTAGATTCCTACTCCCGGTTCACCACTTGGACGGCTAGCACCACCTATGCTGTCGGTGACCGTGTAGTGCCTACAACGCCCAACGGGCGGGTCTACGAGTGCCGGGTGGCTGGAACATCAGGCACGACACAACCTGATTACCCTGTCTATTCTCCTTACCAAGTCAAGGGCTACACGCTGGAAGATGGCACCGGTGACCCTACCTTGATGTGGGTAGACCAAGGCCCGATCAATGTGGAAAGATACGATGTTCGCACCGCAACACGCCAAGCATGGCTGATCAAAGCATCAAGGGTAGCCGCAGACATCGATAGTAAAGAAGGTACGAGCGACGTAAAACTTTCTCAGTTGATGCAGAACTGCCTAACCATGGCAGACAAGTTTAGACCGGTGGTGTTCGCATGAGTCCAATCCTACGCGCAACCATCAGCGCTGGCATGGTACGCAACCTGTGCCAAGACCGTGTAGAGATTCACCGCTTCACCTTGACCGAAGATGGCAGGGGTGGTGCTACTGAGACATGGCGCAAGGTTGCCGAGTACAACGCCAGGCTAACCAACCAATCAGACACAGAGAGCATTGTAGGCGGTGGCATCCAGTCATCTGCACAGTGGACGCTGATTGTCGCTGTAGGTGCTGATGTCATGCCGCAGGATAGGGTTTACCGTGTAGGAGATGACTCGAAGTATTACGATGTAATCGGGACAGACTTTGGGCAGACAGAATTACTTGTACAGCACGTAGGGCTGGTGGAGCGTACATCATGACAGCATCGGAATGGACTACGATAGGCATCAGTGTTTCGGGCGCTGTTATCTCGTTACTGGTCTACATCATCCAGTTCCTCCACCGTATGGACAAACGTGGAGCGGTAGACACTGCAACGATCAAAGACCACGGGCATCGTATCGGTAGGCTGGAAACTGCAACCGGTGAACTGAAAACGCAGGTTACAAAGTTGGAGGCGAAGCAATGAACAGCATTAGCATCAAGCGGTTAGTGGTCGTTGTGATCGTGGCTTTCGCAGCTGCTTTCACCTCGGTCTTTGGCGATGGCATCAGGACATCCGAAGCACACGACCTCAGCGAACTCGGCGCAGTGCTGGCACTCTACGGGAGCAAGGCGGTCGCGGCGGGTGTCTCCGCTGCGGTAAGTAGTGTGCTTGCGTTCCTCACGATGCCGTTCAAGGGTGTGGGCGTGAATGCATTGAAGGTGGGCAAATGAACTTTGTAAACTTCTCGGTCGTGAAGGAACCAGCACCATCTACCGACTGGCTCATCTTTGGTGACATCACCGACAGCGAAAACAACATCATTGGTACATACGGTCCGGATGGCACGTCTTTGTTTACGTGGTGGCTTGAACAGTCGGAAGAAGTACAGCGTGGGTTTGTCTTGCAGATGTCGTACCTTATTGCACAGGAAATCGTTGGGGCTAACTGATGGCAACATACTATGTGAGGACAGACGGCAATGATGGCAACGCCGGCACTGGTTCAGCATCTGGTCAAGCGTGGAAGACTATACAGAAGGCTCTCGGAGCCACTGGTATAGGCTCAGGTGACACGCTATACATCGCTCCTGGCGTGTATCGTGAGGCGGTTACCATTGGTGGTACTTACTCCACGACAACCTACATTACTGGTGATCCAACGGCTTCTCAGTTCTCCGGTGTAGCAGCTGGTGAAGTCCGCATAACTGGTTTTAGCAGTGACACATCAAGCACGTCTATAGGTACGCCTATAACGGCAACCAGTAAAAATAACCTTTACTGGTCGAATATCTTTTTCCAGAATCAGGTTCGCGTAATTATTGCCACGACTTGTAATGGTTGGACGTTTGATAAATGCTACGTGCAAAGCATGAGGGCTAGTGGAGGGTCTCCTACAAATACAACAGCCTCAATATCAATGTCTGGTACTGCTGGAACATCCTTAAATCTGACTGTAACAAAATGTATTTTTGATTCGGCTTCTTGTTTCTACATTGATAATCCAAGACATACAACTACTTATGATGCAGGTATAAGTTGGTCAGATTGTTTATTTTTTGTGCCAAATAATCAAACATATCCTTATGCGCTGTATACATCTCCAGCGGCTGGTTCAACATTCCCGACAGGCGGAAGTATGACAAATTGTACATTTGTCGCTGGAAGTTCTGGTGTTGGTACAGTTGTATGTGAGTATGGATGGAATAACACAACACCATTTCAAATTAAAAACTGTTTGCATTTAGGTGCTGGTCGATTCCTAAACTGCGCTACATCAGGGGCAATGGTTGAGACATACAATCGATATCCAAACGCTACTCTAACAGGTGTGACAGCGTCAGGAACATCATCATCTGCCGGTATATACGGAACTGATATAGGATATTCAACACTGGTGGGTCTACCTGCTGTTTACGCTTATGGTTCAACGCTTGGAAGTGTAAACGCTGGATTTGGTGTATCGTCTGGCGCACCTGCCGCCGATATGTTCGGCGTAACGTGGACTGGTGCTACACCTGACGCTGGAGCGGTTACATACCGTAACCTTTCAACCTTGACGGGGTATCAACCAACAGAGCGAAACGCCAGTACCATCACAATCGCTCCCGGCTCCACATCACAAAGCATCGAACTCTACCTCGGTGCTACAGGGCTGGTATTCAACACCTCCGGTCTAGCGGCCTACTACGTCCGCAATCAGTCGGCTCCGGTGGCTATCACGCTGGTCACGCAGACACCTACAGGCGCGTGGTCATCTGGTGGCTTTGCAGAGATATCGTCGAGCCTAGTGCCGGGCGTGTATCGTTTGGATGTTCCTAATGCGGCTTTTGCGGCTGGCGCATCTGATGTCACGATCGTGGTGCGTGGTGCCTCTGGTACTAACGGCGCGGTGCTGACGGTCACGCTTTCCTCTGGTGGCTTGACGGCAGCGCAGACAGCCGCAGCGGTGTGGGATGAGGCAAGGGCAAGCCATGTAACAGCCGGTACCTTTGGGCAGTACGTCAACGCCGAACTGGTGACCCCGGTAACCTCTGCCGCTCTTGTACGCATGGGGCCTTTTGAAGTAAGGGCGGACGGCTTGGGCGCTTCTGATCCGCTAGATATCCAGAAGGGCGCACAGCACGGCATCGATGTTCAGTGTGTAGACAACAACGGCTCCGGCATTGACATCACGAGTGCCACGGTAACGGCTAAGGTCTACAACTCCGGTGCTACCTTGGTAGACACGTACTCCTGTACGGCAACCTATGCAGCTGATGGACGGGCAACCTTTACCATTGACACCACGGTTACCAACGTGCCAGGGACGTACACCGCTACGATCACACGGTCAACAACGGCAAACGATACGCAGGTCTTTGGCCCACTCCGCATCTACGTGAGGGATATATAATGAATCTACAAAACTACAGGCTGGAGCCTAACCCTAACAGCCCCGGTGACTGGATTGTCTTTGGTGATATCACCGACGATGCTGGGAATATTCTTGGCACGTTTGGGCCTAATGGCACGAGTGTGTTTGGATGGTGGGTCACGCAGGATGTTGCTTTTCAACAACAATACAGCACCCAGTTTTCGCTAATTATGGCTCAAGAAATCATTACTGGAACCGCTGAATAATGGCTACTTACTATTTGTCTACTAGTACTGGTAATGATTCGTGGACGGGATTATCCGCTACGTTTACGAGTGGTTCTACAGGCCCTTGGAAGACGCTTGCAAAAGCACTCGGTGCGGCAGGTATGGCATCCGGGGATATCTTGTATGTCGCTCCGGGTAACTACAACGAATCGGTCACAATCGGATTTGCACCATCTGTCGCGACTCAAATTATAGGTGATCCTAATAGTCTATTGTTTGCTGGTATAACTGCCGGTCCTATTTTGTTTAGTGCCTTCAATGCCGCAGGGACATCCGAGACTGTCACATCGACTCTTATTATTGCCGCTAGTCGGAGTTACTTTGAATGGTCAAACCTATATTTTAAAGTATCAACTGGTAGAGCGGTATCTGCAACAAATGCCCGATATTGGAAATTCACAAATTGTGTTTTAGACTGTAATACTAGAGCATCACCTGTTGGAGTTATCAATTTATCTAGCGCATCCGGTGTGGCATTAGATGCAACAATAACACGATGTCGTTTTGCCGGTGGTCGTTACTTATTGCAACTAACAGGACAAAACGTATCAGAAACAACGTCAATTACTTCTTGTGTATTTGAGTCAGCCGAAGAAGGTATAGACATAAATAATCTACAAGTGTTTGTAACAAACTGTAGTTTTGTTAGTTGCGACTGGGCAATTTACCAAAGGTCAGGAAGTGTAAGTTTTCCATCATCTGTACGCAATTGTCTATTCGTAAGATGTACACAGGTGCAAGTAACTACAACCGGGCAATTAACCGAAAACTTTAACAGATGGACTACCGCTACAAGAAATAATATTGGTACCTTGGGAGCTAACTCCACAACCGGTGGTGATGGCGGTATTGATAGTGGTTATCTCTTGCAGACTAACGGAAACTATCTACAGACATACACTCCATATACATCTAGCCCAAATACCGCATTTGGTACTGCTACATCAGCTCCAGCAACCGATCTATATAACGTAGCGTGGAATGGTGCATCACCTGATGCAGGCGGTATTACCTATCGTGTAATCACTTCTCTACCATCATTGGTTGCATACAATGGCGGCATCGAGCGGAACGCCTCCACGATCAGAATTGCTCCCGGCAGTACATCACAAAGCATCGAACTTTACTTAGGTGCTACAGGCCTTACAGCCTCTACAAGCGGTCTATCAGCCCGGTACAACCGCACACGTACAGCAAGCGTAAACATACCGCTGGTAGCCCGTACGATAGGACAGGCG